GGATGATATCCATCGCGAAAAGAGAGGGCTACGAGCGGGCTAAGGACGAGCTGCGCGGTTGGATGGCCCCGCAGGGCGGCCCTAAATGAATAAACCATAAGCAAAACTTATAGTAACCATAAACAACAGACACGGATAGGCGCTTATCCCTATATACTATAGGAATGAAATTACAGTCGTAATTTTTTGAAATAACCCTTTTTAGGGGTTACAGCTAATAATACCAATAAGTATAGAACTATCAACAGCTTACAGCTATTGGCAAAGCATACCTTCCCAATAAGTACCAATATACCTGTGGATAACTTACCGAAACAAGGCAAAACTTATCCACAAGGAGTCTAGAAGGGTAAGAAATGAGCAAACCCCCAAAAATTTTTACCCGTAATTTCATTCCTATAGTATATAGGGCGGGCGGTGTTTTGGCTCTGCACATGAATGAGTTAACGCTGGGGCGATTGTGGTGTACAATTACTGTATACCTACAGTCGAAAAGTAGAGGTTTTGTATGGGTAAGCGCGGACCCGCCCCAGGCTCTCCCCGCACCGGTGGGCGCAAGAAAGGGACCCCTAACAAGAAGACCCAAGCCCTCCTGGACCGCCTGGAGGAACTTGCCTGCGATCCCTTGGAGCTCTCCGCCAAGATAGCCTTGGGCGAGGAACTGGACGGGCCGCACCCATCCTTGTCATCGTTCCATGCCTTCGCGGATAAGCTGGCCAAACTCGAAGATAAGGGGGGCGCGGTCACCCCTGAGCTCATCGAGGAGCTGCGCACCCTAGTCGACGATAACTTAACCTCTGGCTATGTGCCCCTGGAGCTGCGCTCCAAGCACATCGTGGACCTTATGCAATACGCTCACCCCAAACGAAAACCAGAGGACCGCGCCGGCAGCTCTGACATTGGCCTCGCCGACGGTGCCGGTCGCCGCTTGGTCATTGGCTTCGTAGACGCCGATGAGGGGACCGTCGATGGCAGCTAAGGCGCAAGCTGCCGCTACCCCACCCATTGAGTTCCCGGCGAAGACACAATTTCTGTTCCGTCCCCGCCGATACAAGGTCCTGTATGGTGGCCGTGGATCCACCAAGTCGTGGTCCATGGCCCGCGCCTTGCTGCTCATGGGTGCCCAAGAGTCTCTACGGGTTCTTTGTGCCCGTGAGATACAGCGCTCTATTGCCGACTCGGTGCTTCGCCTGCTGGCGGACCAGATAGAGTTCCTAGAATTGCAGGACATCTACGAGGTCCAGCGCAGCTACATCCGCAGCAAGGTTAATGGCACCCTGTTCCTGTTCGAGGGCCTCCGCTCGAATGTCACAAAAATCAAGTCCCTGGAGGGCGTCGACATCTGCTGGGTGGAGGAGGCCGAGGCTATCTCCGAGGAGTCGTGGGACGTACTCATCCCCACCATCCGCAAGCCCGGCAGTGAAATCTGGATAAGCTTCAACCCAGACCTAGAGGAGGACCCCACTTACCAACGGTTTGTGGTCAAACCACCTCCAAACGCTACCACCGTCAAACTCAACCACGACGACAACCCGTGGTTCAAGGACTCCGAGCTGGCCGCCGAGGAGGCCTACATGCGCCGGGTTGACCCCGAGCGGCACGCCTGGATCTGGGGTGGATACCCACGCAAGCACAACGACGCACAGGTGCTTAAGGACAAGTGGCGCGTGGACGCCATTCCCATACCAGAGGATGCCGATGGGCCTTACTTCGGCGCGGATTGGGGCTTTGCCACCGACCCTACCACCGGCCTGCGCTTCTGGCTGCTGCCTGGCAGTGTACAAAAGGTCTTCCGCCTGTACATCGACGCCGAGGCCTACCGCATCGGGGTTCCAGTGACCGAGCTTCCTGCCTTCTTTCTACAGTTACCCGGCGTACAGGGCCACGTTATCCGCGCTGACGCCGCCCGTCCAGAGCTTGTGCACCATGTCAACGGCACCGACGGCCTCGTGGTTCAATCAGCCAAGAAGTGGGCGGGGTCCGTGGAGGACGGGGTGGGCTGGCTGCGCAGCTGCGAGGAAATTATCATCCACCCAGGCTGCCGCCACACCATCGAAGAGGCGCGGATGTGGAGCTACAAGAAGGACCGCTTGACCGGGGACGTGCTACCGGTCTTGGTCGATAAGCACAACCACTGCTGGGATGCTATACGGTACGCTGCACAACCGCTCATCAGTCGCTACAAGGACGGTCAAGGCCCTCGTGTCCGGTCCCTGTAGCAACGCATCAGGTTTATTTCTCCAATAAACTGGTGTAATATACCTATAAGCTAGCTTTATAAACCGCTCACCCGGAGGCCTCCGACTATGAGCACGACCCTACTTTCCGCCTCGGACAATGCCAGTAGCGCAGCCCAGTCCGATGGCAGCTCTCACACCACCGTCATCATTGCCGCTGGGACCTTTGGCGGCGGTACATTGACCCTCGAATACAGCTTCGACGGCGCCACCTTCGTCAGCTCCGGCCAGACGCTCACCGCCAACGGCGTCATCGAGTTCGTGGACCGTCCCGGCATGATTTGGCGCGTCACGCTGTCCGGCGCTACCGGCGGCAGTGTCACGGCGGTCGCTTACTGATGGCGAACGCCCTCTTCATTAACGAGGCCGGTACCCCTGACGTCACCACGACATCTGCCACCGTTCAGGCTCCTGACAATGCCAGCCGCCGCATCTTTGTATGGGGCACCTTCGCCGAGGCCGTGATAGATGTAGAGCTGTCCCCCGACGGCAGTGAATGGTTCCCGCTGATAGCCTTCACGGAGAAGGGTAGCGCTCCAGTTGACGCCCCTCCTGGAACCTATATCCGGGCGGCCCTCCGTGGGGCCACCGGCAGCACGCGCATCAACGCCACTTACGTGTAACCATGGCCAGCAATCGTGAGTTCAATTTAATCGATGCGGGCTCGTACACCGGGGTGCAAACTACCCGCACCGTGGACAACCTCAACAACTCATCGGCTCACTTTGTCACCAATATCACATCCCTTTCCTCAGGGCAGAACCTGAGCATTGACGTGCTTGGAGTCACGGCCCAAGGAGCGGAATACATCATCTTCACCTCGCTACCCATGACCCAGGAGACTACGCATAGGCAGCTGATGGGACCTAATGTTAGTTGCGTACCCGGCATCGCTTGCCGGGATTTCATGCCAAAGCAGCTCAAGGTACGAATCACCCCCGCGCTCCCAGCTCAGACTGATGCATATTCCTTCGACCTTGTATTGGGGCTTGCCTGATGAGTAAGTACCTCACGAACCGCGGTAATTATGTCATCCGCCGCCCGTTCGAGCACTATATGGACACGAACGGCGACGGTACCGGGATTGTTAATGCGATAGGTAACTACTCCGCGACACCCACGGAGTTCTACTACGCTCCACCGCTGGGTACAACGATAGAGCTCACGAAGTTAATCATCCACGTAGCGGACAAGGGTATCTTTGAGTTCGATGGTTATGGCGGGATTACCGCTGGCGTCATCGTCAACGGTTACCACATTACCGTCGAGCGTCTCGGAGTGGAGGTCTTGCGGCTGACCGATGTTCTGCCAATAAAAACCAACGCGGACATGAGCCACCTCAACACGGACTATGCGAAGGTGACCTTCCAGAATAACGAGGAGGCCGCTAATGTCTCTTTCGATGTGGCAGCTTTCGATACCCCTCTACAGCTGCACGGTGACCTGCAGGACCGCATCATCGTGACTCTCCGCGACAACTACACGGGATTAGAGGATCACCACTTCATCCTGTACGGGAAGGAATAACCATGGCCATGAAAGAACGCCTCCGTAGCTGGCTCCTTGGTACAAAGGCCTCCGCCATCGCCCCTATGCTGGCGATAGGTAAGCTGGGGAACCCAGCTTGGACCAAGCGCAAGTATGACAATCTGGCCGAAGAGGCGTATGTCAAAAACGTCATCGCCTACAAATCCATCAATGAGATTGTCACCAGCACCAAACAAGCCCCGCTGGTCGTGCACCGTGTAGCAAGCAACGGCGACGTGATGGAAGCTGATGACTCTCCCCTGGCCCAGCTGTTGAAACGCCCCAACCCCTACCAGTCCGGTTCGGCCTTCTTTGGTGCCATCACGGGTTTTTACAACATTTCAGGCAACGCCTATATCGAGGCAGTCAAGGCCAGCCCCGGCCAGCCACCCAGGGAGCTATACACGCACCGCCCCGACCGCATGAAGCCCATCGTAGGCGCGGACGGTCCTTCAGGGTACGAGTACAAGGTCAACGGGGTATCCCGTAAGTGGGTCGGCCAAGACAAGGACCTTATCCGCCACCTCAAGACCTTCCACCCGACCGACGACTGGCTGGGCCTGTCGCCCATCGAAGCAGCCGCTTACGAGGTGGACATCCACAACGCCACATTGGCTTGGAACAAGAGCCTCCTGGACAACCGCGCCCAGCCCAGCGGGGCGATGGTATACGAACCCAAGCGGGACACGGCCCCGGACTACCTGCCCGATGAGCAGTTCCAGCGGCTCAAGAACGAGCTTGATGACAAGCATACCGGCGCGGCTAATGCCGGTCGCCCGATGCTCCTGGAGGGTGGGCTCAAGTGGCAACAGATGAGCCTGTCGCCGCAGGACATGGACTACATCAACTCCAAGAACACCGCGGCGCGGGATATCTGCATGGCCTTCGGCGTACCACCGCAGCTGCTCGGCATCCCCGGTGACAACACCTACTCCAACATGCGCGAGGCGCGTATGGCGCTGTGGGAACAGACGGTCCTACCGTGGCTGTACGAGCTGGTCGGGGAGCTTAATACCTGGCTGGCACCTCAGTTCGGCGATGAGTACCGCATCAGCATTGACGAGGACGCCATCGTGGCCCTGTCCCCACGCCGCACCGAGCGCTGGGACCGTATCAACGAGGCGAGCTTCCTGACCGTGAACGAGAAGCGGAAGGCCATGGGCTATGAGCCGGTGCAGGGCGGCGATGACGTCCTACAGCCGGCTAACCTTATACCGGTCGGCACGGACATCACCGGGGAGCGCCCGCCTGCGGACAATCCACGACTAGCTCGCGAGGGTAGCGACGAGGACGGCGAGGACTGATGCCCTTCCCCCCGGTCACCAAGCAGGCAACAGCGGCCGAAGACCTCCGGCGCAAGCTGGAACTGGAGGACAACCTCCGCCGGGACCTCCGCGAATATGATGATGCGCGCGTGCGGGAGTTTATCCGAAGCTACGCCCGCGGCGGAGCTGCTCCCAGCTTGTTCGGTCAGGACGCCCCCTTGGCGGACTTGTTAGCGAAGCACTATCAACGCACGAGCGACGCTTTCCGGGGCAGCGTGAACGACCATCTACCCAGTGAGCTACGCCTGACACAGGGAGAGGCCACCGCCATCAGCGCAGCACTGGCCGCCTACTTTGCTAGCCGGGCCGATGAGCAGGCCCGCTTGATCAATGAGACCACGGCACAGGAGCAGGCCACCGTGGTGACCCGTGCGCGGGAGGATGAACCCGAACTATCCCCGCAGGAGATAGCCGTTGTGGCGGGGGCCGCCCTGGCCCGTAGCTTCCGGGCACGCGAGGCTAGCATAGCCATCACCGAGACGCAGGCAGCAGCGGAGGCCACCAAGGCCACCGAGGCGGAGGTGCTGAGTGGCGTGGAGCCGACTATCAGCGGCGGCACACCGCGGGCCGCGGGACCGCTAAAGACATGGGACAGTGTGGGGGATAGCCACGTACGGCCCGCCCATCTTGACGCAGACGGGCAAACGGTCCCCGTTAATGAACCGTTCGCGGTGGGTGGGGAACGGTTGATGTTTCCAGGCGATACCAGCCGAGGGGCCAGCGCCGATAATGTCATAGGCTGCCGGTGCGGGGCATCGTACGACACAGAGGCCATCGCCGAGCAGCGCCGGGGCAGAACCAGCGGCTAGGTTTACGTTAGCGATAAAATGGGTTAATATAGGTATAACCTAGGTTTATCGCCCACGACATGAGGACATGATATGGGTGAAACAGTATATGGGCAGTGCGGAGCCGACGGGCGCGAGCTGCTCCTGAACACCAAAAGCGCCGCCGAAGACCTGTTCGACGGTAGTGCGCCCGCAGAGACCCCACTTGATGTCTCCCTGGAGATTAAAGAGGTGTCCGCCGACGGTACATTCGTCGGCTACGGTTCGTTGTTCAATAACATCGACCTCGACCGGGACATCATGGCGCCCGGTGCCTTCACCAAGACTCTTAAGAAGAAAGGCCCTCAGAAGGTCAAACTACTGTGGCAGCATGACCCGGCGCAACCTATCGGCGTCTGGGAGGAGTTGACCGAGGACAAGCGCGGCCTCAAGGTCAAGGGCCGTCTACTGGTGGGGCAGGGTGTCCCCAAGGCGGACGAAGCCTACGCTCTCCTGAAAGCCGGAGCCCTGGACGCGATGAGCGTTGGCTTCATGATACCGCCCGGCGGATGGGAGTATGACGACAAGAAACAGGTACGCATCATCAAGGAGGCTGACCTGTGGGAGATATCCCTAGTCACCTTCCCCGCGAACCCCAAGGCCCGAGTCACCCGCGTTAAATCCTCCGTACCTTATCAGGACCTCCCGATGGCCGACCGTGGCCGCAGCTGGGACGGTGACGCCGCTGAGGCCCGCGTCCGACAGTGGGCCGGTGGCGGCACCAGCATCGAGGATATGGACTGGGACCGCTATCGCCGCGCCTTCCTGTGGTACGACGGTGACAACCCGCAGGCCGTCACCAGCTACAAGCTAGGCATTGCTGATGTTATTGGTGGGGAGTTAACAGCTGTCCCTCGGGGCATCTTCGCCGCCGCCGGTGCCTTGCTGGGTGCACGTGGTGGGGTGGACATCCCTGAGGAAGCTAAGCGGCGCGCTGTCAGTCACCTGGAGCGCTATTACAGCAAGCTGGACATGGAGAGTCCATTCAAGGCCCTGGACATGGGCGACTCGGTCAAACACTACGGCTCGGCGTTGCTAGCAAGCTGCGACGGTCCGGTAAGTTTCAAGCTAGCCCTAACTGAGTTGGGCTTCACGAAAAAACAGGCGGAAGATGTGTCCGCCATCATCAGTCCTCGTGCCGAAGACGGGGAAAGCGCATTGGTGGAAGCGCTCAAGAAAGCCACCGCTGAACTTTCCCAACTAACCTAACAAGAGGACGCCGATATGGCTGACGAACACACCGTAGAGAAGTCCGTGGAGGAGCTGACCAAACTGGTCAAGCAAAAGCACGAGCATCTGAACAACACCTTTTCTGAGTTTGAGAAGACTCAGAAGCAAGCGGCTGAGGAATTCGCCAAGAAGGGCGACATCGACCCGCTGCTAGAGGACATGCGCACCAAGATGGCTACTGACATGGCCACCATGCAGGAGACCGTGGACGACGCCCTGTTGAAGCTGAACCGTCCGAAGTTCGGCACCGACAGCTATGATGATGCCGATGCGGAATACCGCAATGCCCGCAAGTTCTTCAAGCAAAAGGCTGCTCGTAAGGGTGACCTGCAGGAAGGCCGTCGTTTCAGCGAGGACAGCGTGAGCGTGGAGGAGTATGTGGCCTATAAGAGCGCACTGCATACCTTGTTCCGTCTCGCCGACCCACGCAAGATGCCCGCCGATGAGCTTAAGGCCTTGTCCGTGGGCTCTGACCCGGCCGGTGGTTATACTGTCACCCCCGAGATGAGCTCCATGATCATCGAGCGCCAGTTCGAGTCCAGCCCGCTGCGTCAGGTAGCGAACATTGAGACCATCTCCAGCACCTCCCTTGAAATCCTGGAGGACCCGGAAGAGTTCAGTGCCTCACGGACCAGTGAGACAAGCTCCACCGGTAACACCGGCACCGCGGACCTCGGTAGCCGTGAGATTGTCGCGCACATCATGGAGGCTCGCCCGCGTGCCACCCAGACCCTCATTGATGACAGCTCCCTTGATATCGAGGCATGGATTGCTCGCAAGGTAGCCAACAAGTTCGGCCGCATCGAGGCCAGTGAGTTCATTACCGGCGACGGTGTCGGCAAGGCGCGGGGCCTCACTACCTACACCGCGGGCACCAGCTGGGGTCAGGTTGAGCAGATCGACTCAGGGGCCAACGGTGGTGTGACCTACGCGCAGCTGGCGGCCATCGCCACCAGCCTGAAGGAAACCTACTACGCTAACGCGCAGTGGATGCTCCACCGCACACTGATCGGCAAAATCCTCGCTCTGTCCGGTAACGATACCCCGCTGTGGATCCCGTCCATCGCGGTCGGTCAACCCTCCACCCTGATGGGTTACCCGGTACGTTTCGCGCAGGACTTCGCTACCCCGGCCACCAACAGTCTGTCAGGGGCCTTTGGTGACTTCCGCAGCGGCTACACTTGGGTTGACCGCCTCGGTGTTCGTATTGACCCCGACCCGTACACCGCCAAGCCTTACGTGGAGTTCTACACCACTAAGCGTAGCGGTGGTGCCGTCACCAACTTCGATGCCATCAAGGTCATCAAGCTGGCCGCGTAAGGTAACACGGCTCGGTCCACCTCTCCCTGAAGTGGGCCGGGTTCTTTAACATAGAGAGGAACGCAGATATGCCTTCATTCGACATCAAGAACAACGTGGACGTAGCCCAGACCATCGTCCCGCAGCAGATCTCAGGCACCGTTACAGGCACCAGCACCGCGGTCGGTGTAGACCTGCAAGGCTACAACTCGGCCATGGCCGTCATCAACTGCGGCGCCGCCGGTGGCACCGCGCCCTCCTTCACCTTCCAGGTTGAGGAGTCCAGCGACAACAGCACCTTCACCGCCGTCGCGGCAACTGACCTGTCCGGCACCGAGCCATCCGTGGGTACTGCCAACGACAACGCTGTGTACCGCATCGGGTACAAGGGCGCTGAACGATACCTGCGCGTAGCGGTCCCGGCCACCTCCGGTACGGCCCCTACCCTGTTCGTGGCAGCTACCATTGAGCGCGGTCGCCCGGATGACGCCCCGTTGTCCTAAGTAAACAACACCCGGCACGCCTCTTAACAATGCGTACCCTGCCGGGTCACTCATTCAAGGAGTCCCCCGTGCGTAAGATACACTGGCTGGCCAGCTACCCGAAGAGCGGCAACACCTGGGTGAGGATGTTCCTTGCCGCGTACCGCTACGGTGTCGGCAACATCAACCAGGCAGCGGAGCTGTTCAAGGGGGACACCAACCTCTACGCTTATCAGGCAGCATCACCGAAGCCGGTGCAGGACCTTACCACGCATGAGGCGTTGGCCCTTCGTCAGGCGGCTATGATGCATTTGGTCGCGCAGCACGCCTCGGACCCGGTCATCGTCAAGACACATAACGCGGCGGCAATCCTGAACGGGGTAGAGCTGTGCTGGGAACCCATCACGGCTGGTGCGGTATACCTCACCCGTGACCCGCGGGACGTGGTGCTATCCTACTCCCGCCACGTTGGTAAGGACGTTGACGGTACCATCCAGCTAATGAGCGAGGACTACGCTCGCACTTCCACGCACGGAACAAAGGTGGCTCACTTCTTGTCCAGCTGGTCGCAGCACGTTATGTCCTGGCAGGAGCGGGAGAACGTGACCGCCGTGCGCTATGAGGACATGCTAGCGGATCCTGTAAAGGAATTCAGCCGCATCGTCACCGCCGTGGGGTGCACCCTGGACGAGGAGCGCGTAGCGCACGCCGTGGAGGCTGTGGCCTTCGACAAGCTCAAGGCCCAAGAGGCTCGGGACGGCTTCGCCGAGGCGTCAAATAAGGCGGGTGGCTTCTTCCACAAGGGGAAGGCTGGCCGTTGGCGTGATGAACTTACCGACGAACAAGTGGCGCGCATCGAGGCGGACCACGGCAAGGTCATGGAGGCGCTCGGCTATGAACTACTTAACCCCTATACAGAACGCCGGGAGGCAGTATGAAAATTAAAGCCATGAGCAAGGTCCCCGTCCTTCTGGATGGTGAGGTAGTGTACACCACACCGGGGCAGGTCTATGACGTGCCCGATGACATTGGCGAGGCTTTGTTACGCGGAAAGGACGCTGTGAAGGTGGCGGAGGCACCCTCGCGGCCGAAGCCTGTAAAGCAAGAAGAGTCTGACCTAACGCCTAAGCCCAAGAAGCGTACCCGCCGTAGCAAGAAGAATCTAGGCGCTGCCCCAGAGAACAAGGACGCCGGGCCATCCCCCGAGGATAAGGGCGAATAAGGATGGGCTCGCCCCTGGAACAGCTAAAACGACCGTCCCCCAAGGCAGGCCGCTTCGCCGGTCTTGAACAGACCACGGCACCTGACAACAGCGTGCTATTGGACACGGTCAAGGCCCACCTACGCCTCACCACCACAGCCGAGGACGTTATCCTACAGCTCTACATCGACGGCGCCGTGCGCGCCGTGGAGCAGCTGGCACGTCGCAGTCTCCTGGACCAGGCGTGGACCCTGACCCTAGACAGCTTCCCGGCCGACGATTACATCGAGCTCTATATGGGGCCACTGGTGAGCGTCACCACTCTGACCACATATGACGACAACAACACTCCTAGCACAGCGTTTAGCGCCTACGCCCTAGACACCGCTGGCGAGCGCTTGTTGTTGGATGATGGGGCCACTTGGCCCACGGACCTACGGTCGCGTGCTAGCGTGAAGCTGGAGTACGCCACAGGATACGGGGCAACCGTGGCAGACCTCCCCGGTACACTATTGCGCGCTGTGCTTATGCTGGCCGGGGACTTTTACACTAACCGGGATGTATCATGTTCGATGAGTGCATTGAGCGCGGAGACGGCCTACGGGGTAAGCACCTTGTTAGGAACTGAACGCAGGTGGCGGCTGTGAGCCGTTGTAGCAGGGTCGGTAACCGTCACCGGCGCGTCTGTACCGGGGACCTCAACAAGCTGGTCACCATACAGAATCGCGCCATCGAGGCCCCTGACTGGAACAGTCCCGATTTTGATGAACAGTTCAGTAACGACGGGACCGCGTGGGCTGCCATTGAGACAGTAACGGGTAAGACCTTCTTCGATAGTGTCAACCAACGCGACCAGACGGTCACGCACGAGATTTATATCCGTTATGACAACACCGTGACTAGTGAATCATGGTTGCTCTATGATAGCCGCCGCTTTGACATTCTGGCGGTGGAGGACATGGAGGAACGGCACGAGTTCCTCAAACTCACCTGCGTGGACAAAGGGACCAGCAAGGTATGATCACCATCAAGGCCGATCGACACAACAGGGACGTCCTGCTCAAGATAACTCACGCGGGGGAGCTGACCGAGCGAGGTATACGGCAGGGTTTCTTTCGTTTGGCCAAGGACCTGCAAGCCACCGCCAACAAAGACATCTTGCGCAAGCCCAAAAAGGGGCGCACGTACATCGTCCGTGGCCCGTCCGGGCGCAAGCGTCGTCACGTGGCCTCTGCCCCCGGTGAGTCTCACGCCAATCGGTCCGGTAAGCTGCGCAGGTCGATGGGCTGGAAGATATCCGGCAGTAAACTAATGGAATTCGGCTACGGCGCCGGACCGGATACGCCACCGGAGTACGCTCCCTTCGTGGAGAACGGTACACGCCGCATGGAGGCCCGTCCGTCACTGGGCAACAGCGTCACCAAAAACATCCGTAACGGGGAGATGCACTTCGTGCGTGAAGTCATGCGGAGGTTCGCTGTATGAAGGCCAGCGACGTCGTCCAGCAGCTAGCGCTGAGGCTGCCCCAGTACACGGACAAATTCACCGATAACGTGAGCGTATCGTCACTGGTACAGAGCGGAGGCACTGCCACAGCCACCACCGCCAGCTCTCACGGTCTGTCGGTCGGTAACCAGGTTAACATCACCGGGGCCAAAGCACCGCTTACCATCAGCAGCTTGACCCGTAGCGGAACCACCGGGACGCTCCTGACCGATAACCCCCATGACCTGACCGAGGGCTTCAGCACCGAGGTGGAAATCACCGGGGCCGCAGAGGGGGAGTTCAACGGTACCTTCACCAGCCTGACTGTACCCAACCGCACTACCGTGACGTTCACCATGGCTGACAGTGGGGCAACGGTGGCCACCGGTTCCCCGCTGCTGTTAGGGGCTACCAACTACCTAAACCAGTACAACGGTCTGCACGAGGTACTAACCGTACCGGATGACACCAGCTTTACCTTTAGCGTAGCCACCACAGTAGGATCCCCGGCATACGGCACCATCGAGGCGCGAACCTTGCCCCGTGTGACAGCGGTGGTCAGCGAGGAGATTATCTTACAAGCATACACCAAGCAGGACCCGGACGACCTGTGGGCGTTCGTGGTGCTGGGGGATGTGGTCGCTAACCGCAGCCGACAGACCGAGACCGACGCCACACAAGATACCCAGCGCGGACAGTTCTTCCGCACCCAGGTTATCCAACCGCTTACGGTCTATGTCATCGTTCCGTCGGCCCTAGAGAACGCCGCCCGCGGGGCTAGGGACTTGTGCGAGGAACTGCTGCAACCCCTTACCCGTAGCATATTGTTCAAACGCTTTCCCACTTACCTGAGCGTAAGCCAGAGAGGCCCTTTGCAGTTCGTGGGGCATGGCTTCGCCGCGTATACACGCGGGTTCTACCTGCACGCCTATGAGTTCGAGCAGCTGGCGGACTTGACCTTCGACGATACGGTGGGCTATGACGAGGACGTGGCGTTCCGGGATATCACCGTGCAGCTCACCCCGCAGCAAGGTAACCAAGTGGAAGTACTCACGGCAGGTATTAATTTAGACGATGAGGTTGTATAATCATGGTTAATATCCATATAAAGAAAACTTTTGGCCCGTACCAGGCGGGGCAAGTGGTCAAGGTGGTGGCGGACACGCAAGGCACTCCGATGGATGCCTACTGGCGCCGCCGATTAGCAGACGCAGTGACGGACGGTTGCTGCGAACTGGAACAACTGCAGGCCCCGTCAAAGACCAAGCGTCGGTCAAAGACAGCCGCCCCAAGCAACTCGGAGGACTAACGCATGGCCAGCATCATCAATCAGCCGAAAGTAGCCATAAACATCGTTCCGGCCACCACGGACGTCTCGAACGTCCCACAACGCATCCTTTTCGTAGGCCAGAAGGTCGCCGCTGGCAGTGCCACCGCGGGAGCGTTGAATGAAAACATCCTGAACGACAACTCCGAGGACACCCTGTTCGGGGCCAACTCGCAGCTCGCCGGGATGATTCGTGAGGCTAAGCGCCTCAACCAGGTCACTCAGATGGACGCTATTGCTCTGGATGATGACGGGGCGGGAGTCGCTGCGACAGGGTCTATCGCCCTGACCGGCACCGCTACTGAGGCGGGCACCCTCACCGTACGCATCGGCTCACAGAGCAATCACGAGTACAGTATCGCCGTGGCCAGTGGTGATACTGCCACGGTTATCGGTGACGCCATTGACACCGCCGTCGCTGCCGACACTGACGCACCATTCAGCACTGCCAACACCACCGGCACCGTGGCAGTTACCGCCGACAATGATGGCACCGTGGGCAACTACATTGGTATCGAGGTTGACGGTTCGGTAGGCGGTGTTACTTCCACCGTGACGGGTATGTCAGGGGGTGCCACTGACCCGACGCTGACGGGCGTGTTCGATGTAGTGGGGAACAAGCGCTACCAGACTGTCGTCTGGCCCTACGCGGATGATACCAGCGACTTGACGACCTTCCTGGATGCCCGCTTCAATGACGACGCATATGTCCTGGACGGGCGCGGTATCACCGCCAATCAGGACAGTCTCGCCAATCATCTCACCGCCCTAGGCGCGCTGAACAGTCAGTCTCTGGTGTGGATCACCGACAAAGCGGAGAGTGAGACTAACTTCGTTGGCCCAGCTCAGTTCGAGATGCCGCAGATAAAAGCGGCCGAAGTCGCTGCCATCCGCGCCCTGCGCCTCACCGATGGCGCAAGCATCAGCCAGTTCGTCATCACCACCAACGGTCCCTTGGATAGCTTCGGTGGACCGGCTCTGGCATCGAAGCCGTATTTCAACACGACCCTGCCGAATTTGCCCCTAGTCAAGACGGGGCGCGGCTGGAACAGCACGGAGATAGGTCAGCTGGACGATGAAGGTGGCACCGTACTAGGCGTCAACACCGCTGGTAATACGTCCATCATGGGCGAGGTTCTAACCACCTACAAGACGGACAGTGCTGGCAACAGTGACATCAGCTTTAAGTACCTGAACTATGTCGATACGGCCAGCGGGGCACGGGAGTACTTCTTCAACAACCTCCGTGCTCGCTTCGCCCAGAGCCGTCTGACCGAGGGCGATGTTATCCCCGGCAGGGACATGGCCAACGACCTGACCATCGCCAGTTACTGCGAGAAGCTGTACCAGGACCTAGCGGGCGCGGACTATGTGCTGCTACAGGCCGGCGAGGACGCGCTTAAGTTCTTCAAGGACAACATCAGCGTGAGCCTGGACCTGTCTACTGGCACGGCCACCGTGCAAATGACGGTTCCGCTGGTCACTCAGCTGCGCGAGATTCTGGCTACTATGAAAATCGCCTTCAGCACTGAAGGATAACGGAGGGTTACCCCATGTCAGAGCAACTCAGTAACGGCGCGATACTGGTCAACAATGACATAGTGTCGTACATCCCCAACACCCTGACCTTCACCGAGGGCCTGGGTGAGCAGAGCATCCGCGCCGCGAGCGCGGGCGGCAACCAAACGGAGCAGGTCTACTCAGATAACATCGAGATGCGCTACAGTACGGTGAAGTTCGAGCTACCGGCGACCGTGGATAACATCGCCAAGACCCGCCAGTGGAAGCAGAACAAGAACCAGAACCTCATCCAGATACAGGGGCGCACCGCTGACGGCGACCTCAGTCGTACCTTCTCACAGGCGGCTCTGCTTACGGATTACGAGGTGCCGCTTACCAATGATGGAAACATCGCATTGGAATGGCGCGCTAACCCGGCGGTGTAATGTGATGCGTATCTTACGATTAATCCTCTGGTACTTGTTCATCCGCCCGGTGTTGTGGGTACTCCACAAGCTGGGCGCATACCACGGAGCACAATGAACCCATGACCACAGAAGTCAACTACACCCTGAGCACCCCCATCGAGTACGCCTATCGCGGCGAGCAGGTGGAGGGTACCTTCGTTACGATGAAGGCCCCTACATCGCGCAACATGAGCGAGTGCGCGGCGCTGAAGCAGGCATTCTTCCGGGCACTACCGCAGGACGATACCGTGGAGGCGGATGCCCGCGAAGAGGGTGAAGCAGAAATCACCGGGGAGGGCATCATGACCCTCATCACTATGTCCAAGGACGTAGAGCTGGCCACGGTGCTGGTCACCGGTCGAGAACTGCTTACCTCCGGGGTGGCGCTCGTCGAGGGCGAGGAGAAGCTGACCAAGCCGCTATTGGACAAGATATCTCAGGACGACCTGGAGGGCATGGTCGGGGAGTATATGGCAAATTTTATACTAGCTTCAGCCTTGCAGCGTCTGAAGAAGAGCTGATCGAGCGTATCTGCTACCTCGTCGCCTTCTACGAGGGTGGCCTGGGGTACAACGAGGCTAGGAACATGCCTCTATCGGAGTTGATACTGGTGAACCGGGCGGCGAATAAGCTCAATCGCGAGCGGCAGCAAGAAATGGAGCGAGCACGTCATGGCAAATAAGGT